GGTGCGCGGCCCGGGGCAGGGGGGTCAGAACGACGGGGTGACCAGGCCAGTGCCGGAGATCTTGCTCTGGCCGTTGGTGTACCGCGCGAACGTGTAGCCGAAGTAGCCGTAGAGGACCAGCAGCACGCCGAGGTTCGCGGCGGCGGCCTGCTCGGCGCGCAGGAACACCGGCGCGTTCGGGTCCTCCCACAGGTGGCACTCGTCGGAGGCGACCACGTAGATCTCGTCCTCGTTGGTGCCGCTGCCGAGGTTCGTCGCGACGTTGTTGTCCACGATTGCCACCAGGCCGTTGGGCAGGATGCCTCGGGCGCCCGATCCGTAGATGGTGGCGAGGTTCTGGCCCCCGGCCTGGGTCGGGATGCCGGGCTGGGCCATGAACGGCCACGACGTGCCGACCTGGGACTGCATCCAGTACCAGCGCCGGGAGTGCATGACCGCGAAGTTCGGCCGGGCCTGGCCGAGCAGCGCGGCCTCCGAGTTCGCTGCCGCGTTGTGCAGCTTCGGCCACAGCTCGGCGGTGGTGGGGCTGGTGTCGGTGTAGGTGACCGCCTGCGCCACGTTGGTGAGGCCGTTGGTCGCCTGGTTCAGCAGGGTGCTGTCGAGCGTGGTCGCGTACCGACGGAACAGGTCGTCCATGACGACCTCCTCCACCCCGGTGCCGCGGTCGATGGCCTGCCGGGACAGGGTCTGCTGTCCGGCGGCGGTCTGCACGTCCACAGTCAGCAGGGTGTCGTCGATGCTGGTGGCCGACACGGCGGCCAGCTGCGAGGCCTGCAGCGCCACCGACGTCGCGGTGGTGATCCGGGAGATGTTCACCGTCATGCCGTTGGCCGGCAGGTCGTGCTTGTTGCAGATGTCCGCGAACGGCCGCAGCGCGGCGACCGCCGGCGCGTACATGTCGGTCAGGTACTGGGGCACCACCAGGCCGGCGAACGCGCCGGTGTTGGCGTCACCGGCGGCCCGGGTCAGGTACTGGCCCCGCTCGACGCGCTCCTCGCGCATGTGCTGCAGCAGCCGCTGCTCGGCGTCGAGGTCCCGGTAGAGGAACTGGCGCACCACGTCCCGGACGAACCCGCCACCGCGGCGGTCCTTGCCCTGGTGGTAGGTGCGCTCCTCGGCACCGACCCGGGCAACCCGGTCGTAGGCCGGCTTCTCGACGCCCGGGTTGGACCGCCGCTGCTCCAGCAGGGCGTCGGCGGTCTCTTCGCGCGCCTTGGCCTCCTTGAGCTGGGCCAGCTTGGTCCGGATGCCCTTGAGGTCGTCGTCGGCGCGGGTGTGCGACTCCATGGCCGCGGACACCTCGGCGTCCTCGTCCTCGGTGAGCTTCGCGCGGCCCTCCCGACGGGCCTTCTCGTGGATGTACTTGACTTCGGCGAGAGCCTTCTCCCGCCGCTTGAGCGTCTGGTCCTCCTCCACCTGAGCGGAGAGGATCAGTTCGTCGAACGTGGTCACGGTGGTGCCCTTCGGCTGAGTGTTGGATTCGGTTCCCACTCGCCACCGGTCTGACTGCCGGCTCGCTCGCGGTGCGCCCCGCCCTGACTCGCGGGGTGTTACTAGATCTGCGCGGCGGCCAGCCACGCGTCGACCGCGGTGAGACTGCGGCCGGTCGGCCCGGGAGCTGGCGCCATGACGGGCGCCACCCGGTGTTGCAGCTTGTCCAGCGCGGCGCGGGCGGCGCCAGCGGGCAGGTGGTCCAGGTCCCGCATGATCTCCCGGGATCGTGCGGCGATGGAGGTGTACGGGTTGGCGCCGTAGTTGACGGCCGACACGTCGCCGCGGTGCAGGTCCAGCTTTTGGACGCGGAACTGCGTGAAGTCCGCGTTCCAGGCGCCGTGCTGCAGCATGAACGCGAAGCTCATCTCGGTGATGTTGCCGTCCTGGACGGCGACGACCAGGTCGGAGACGTCGGTGCGCTTCGGGTTGACGTACGCCTCGGACCGCAGACCGTCCGGACCCATCCGCAGCAGGAGCGTCTGCTCGGCGTCCGGCACCCCTGGCTTGCGGCGAGCCATCGTTACACCGCGGTGGTTGACCAGGAACGCCACGTCGGGGTCGGCGGCGAGCGTGTCGGCGAACGCACCGCGCTCGATGACCTCGTCGTAGGGCCCGAACTCGTCCCACATCTCGTACGGGGTGTCGGTGACGGACGCGACGCCGACCAGCCGGTACAGCGACTGGCCGTTGCGCTCGACGCGTTCGGACTGCATCTGGGCGGCGAACGGCAGAGCTCGCGCCGCACCGGCCGGCGCTTGTGCCGGAGCGGGCCGGGACGCGCCACGAAGGGCGGCACTGCGACGCTGGGCAGCACCGCCGCGAGTTGCCTCCGGCGCGGTGGCGGCCCGCTCGCGTACAACCGTGGCGGCGCGGGGGCGCACCACGCGGCCCTTGCCCGGCTCGGGGGCGTTGCGGCGACCGCGGTACTGGAACCGGCCCAGGTCGAAGGTGCGCGACATCAGCTCGCGGTCTGGGTCGGCACCCGGCGGCTGCTCGATCCGGTCAGCCAGGCCATGGTCGACGGCCTCCTGTGCGAACATCCACGTTTCGGCGAGCATCAGCTCCCGCCACTTCGCCACTTCGCCACCGGCGCGCATCCGGTAGATGTCGGCGACGTTGTCGGACTGCCGGTCCAGGAACGTCGCCATCTTGCCCATGTCGCTGGCGTTGCCCTGCTCCATCGCCGACGCGTCGTGGATCATCAGCTGCGAGCCGGGCATCATGACGATCTCGTCGCCGGCCATGGCGATGACGCTGGCGATCGACGCGGCCAGCGAGTCGACGTAGACGACGATCCGGGCCGGGTGGTGGTTGAGGCTGTTGTAGATGGCGATGCCGTCGAACACCGAGCCGCCTGGGGAGTTGATCCGCACGCGGATCTCCGGGGCGGTGATCTCGGCGATGTCCTGGGCGAACTGCTCAGAACTCACGCCGAGCGACCCGCCGATCTCGTCGTAGATCAGCACGCTGGCAGGCTCGTCCTCGGCGTCGACCTGGTTGCGGATCTCGTACCAGGGCAGCTGGACGTTGCGCAGATCGGCGACGGACAGGCCTTCCCGGGCGGCCAGGTTGATGATCCTGGTGGTGGCCTGCTCGCGGTAGATCTGCAGCCGGCGGCGGTGGATGGACGTCACGGCGCTCCCTCCCCGTAGGTGAGGTTGGCGGCCCAGGCCGCGTTGTCGAAGGGCACTGCTGACAGCGGGCTCACCGGCTCGGCGGCCCGGGCGGCGTGGTTGGCAGTGTCTTGGGCGCGGGGTGCGCCGAACAGCCGGTCGAACTCGGCGTACTGGGCGTCGGTGTACGGCGCCCGGTTGTCGTGCTCGCGGGCCTCGCTCGGCAACAGCGTCCGGGACGCGATCTTGATCTGATCGACCTTCGCGCGGGTCTCCGGATCCATTCGCAGGACCGCATCGGAGTTCAGCTTCACGTACCGCGGATTCGGCAGCAGCTTCGACAGCGCCCGTTCCCGCCGGTACACCGCCGGACCGAGCTGCATGATGAGGAACTGCAGGTTCCGCTGCGTGATGCTCGCGTAGGTGATCGACCCGGATGACACGGCGGCGTCGATCAGATCGGCCGGGGCGCCGAAGAACCGGCTGATGTCGGTGACCCCGTACCGTTTGCCCTCGATCCATTCCATGCCCGCGTTCTGCGCGGAGATGAAGTCGAACTCCCAGTCGTTGCCGTGCACGAAGATGTCCCCACTGCGCACGCTGGCCCGGTATACGTCCTTGACGTCTGACGCCTGCCTCTGGGTGATCGTCTTCGCCGTGTTCTTCAGCCTGGCCTTCGGTACCGCGCCGTTGCCGAACCAGTCGAGCGCGAACTCCTGAATCGACAGGTACTCGCCGATCGACCAGGCCGCATACGCCACCGGCGACAACCCGACCTCAAGGCCAGGGATCGTGTACTGCTTCTCGTGCCACACCTGCTGCGGCTCGTACTCCCGGCCGCCGATGCGGTACCGCAGCTTGCCCTTGATGACCTGAACCGAGCACTCGCCCAGCGGCTGCAGATCGATCCGCGCCGGCAGACCGAGGCCGTTGACCTCGGTGATGAGTCCGATCGTGTTGCCGGCCCGGTCGAGGTCGACCTGGCTGGAGTACATCCACTCGCAGATGTCGACCCGCTCGCCGCCGGGGTTGACCAGGATCGGCGGCTTCGGCATCTCCACCTGGATATTGCCCACCCGCCGGTACACGTCCAGGGGCATCGTGGAGATCAGATCCGCGCGCAGACGCAGGCACGCCCACACCGCGGAGTGCCGTAGCGCGGAGTCGTTCGTGACAACCACCGTGCCGGCCTTGGCCTGGGTACGCGGCGGGATCAGCTCGGCTGCTCCGGTGATGCCGAAGAACGCCCGGCGGGAGAACAGGCTCACTGGCCACCTCCCGGTGCAGCCGGCGGCCGGCCGAGACGGTGCGCGACCTGCGAGCCGGCACCGACGACCAGGCCCGCGACCGCCAGGCACGCCCACCCGATCAACAGGTGCGCGGCGGCGGCCAGCCCGGCGGCCAGCAGCAGTAGCGCGAGAAGGTCGAGCAGGTCGGTCACAGTGTCGCGGAACATCCGGACCTCCCTCTCAGAACACCGAGTCGAGCACGTCGTAATCGCTGGTCACGAGGTCCGCCCACGCGCGGTGGCCGTACCGCCCCTGGGTCACGACCTGCGCTGGCCCGATGTCGACTTCACTGGCCTTGCGGCCGTACGCGATCTGGCCGGAGTCGCCGATCTGGCGCGGTTTCACGTTCTTGATCGCCGAGTCCAGCGGGGCCTGCCCAACGTGCTGGAACGCGCCGGAACGGAACGCCTGCACGAACTGGCCGACCGCGTCGACAACGTCCTGGGTCTCCATCACCAGGATCTGCCCGCGCCGCGGCTGCTCCGGGTCGTCGGGGACCGTCAACGCCAGCCCGGGATCGCGGCCGGTTTCCTCGCAGCGCTGCAGCCACGCCTCCCGGATCGCGTCAAGCATGGCGTGGGCACCGTTCTTGTGGTCGAGCACCACCGCGATCGGGTCGAGCACCTCGACCAGCTCAGCCAGGCGCCCCGGGATCCAGTCCACGCCCTCCCGGTAGTCGACCAGCTGCACATGCTCCCGGCCGGTCGGGACCAGATCCCCGGACTCGTCGAGGAAGCCGCCGGTCGGGCAGTACAGGCCGATCGACCCGTGATCCAGCAGCGGGGTCACATCCACGCTCAACGTCAGATCACCGACCCGCTTGGCACCCTCGGCGCGCATCTTCGCCCACAGCGTCGGGTCGAGCAGCGCACCGCCCTCAAGCTGCGGCAGCCACGCCCCGAGCCGCTCAATGGCGAACCGGTCACCCAGCCCGGACGGCTTGCACTCATCCTCGACGGTCTCGACCTCGATGCGCCCACCGAGGGCCGGGTTGCACGCGTACCACAGGTCCCGGTCCTTGGCCCGCTCCCGGTCGGCAGGCTTGGTCGGGTTCAGGTCGGCGCCCCAGTCGAAATGCGCCAGCCGGGCCGTACCCAACTCGCCGTCGGACCGCAGCCCGTACGCCCACGCCTCCGGGTCGTTCGGTGGGGTGCCGAAGAACCACACCTGCCAGTTCGGCATGGCGCTGACAGCAGGCAGGATCGCCGCCATCTGGTCGGAGTTGAGCTCCTGCGCCTCGTCGAGCACGATCTTCCCGGCCGAGAAGCCACGGATCGCGCTGGCCGACCGGGTGGTGTACTGCAACATCCGCCCGTCGAACAGCTCGATCTGCTGCTCACCGTTGGCCTGCCGGAACTGCTTGACCTTCTTCAGCAGGTGCGGAGCCCGCCGGATGATCAGCTCAAGTCGACGGTACGCCCGCGCTGAGGTCCGATGCTGGTGCGAGGAGTGGACGATCAGCTCTTCGCCGTACAGGAACAGCCACGCCAGCTCGAGGGCCTCGATGACCGACCCCTTGCCGTTCTGCCGGGGCACCCACGTCGACACCTTCCGGGCCGTCCACTGCCCGGACAGGTCAGTACCGAGCCCGTGGGTCAGTACGTACTGCTGCCACTCGTCCAGGTGCAGACCGGCAGAGGCGGCCAGGTCGATGACGTCGAGTGCCTCGGTGACCGCGTACGGCGGGTAGTTAGCTACCCGCGGCGTTTGCGAGCCGCGCCGCACGTCGAGCAGCGAGCTGGTCAAGGATGTCGCCCCCCTGATCCTGCTGCTCGGTACCGCCGGACTGCCGTAGCTCGGCGATCAGCTGCTTCAGCGTGGTCGCCTGGCCGCGTTCCTCGGCCAGGGCCTTGTCGATGACCAGTTCCTGGCGCTCCGGGTTGCCCTTGGTCTCGACGATCTCCAGCCAGTCCCGGGCGTCCCCGGCCAGCAGCCGATCCAGTGCATCGAGCCGGTCGGCGATCCGGCATGCCTGCAGGATCAGCACCCGCCGCCCCGCGGTCTCGCCCTCGCCTCCGAGCTCTTCCCAGAGCCTGCGGCCGGCTGAGTCGAGCCGTAGCCCGTCGACCGGAAGCGTTACGGCCGTTACGTCACGCGTCACGGCGTCGAGCCGGTCGCACTTCCCCGCCACGCAGTGGCTGTGATCGCCCTGCTCATGGCGCTTACGGCGTTCCCGGAACCGGCGCTGGCGGTCGGCGTCGGTCGCGCCCACCTCGGCACCTCCAAGATCGCGCAGGGAGAGATTTCCAC